TTGAAAGCGAAGTTGACGAGGAAGTTTCCACGACTGAAATCGTTGAGGTGGACGGCAAGTTTGTCCAGCAGACCGTCAGCGAAACCGTCAAGAAAACGGTCAGCACTCCGCAAGTCACGAAGCATAAACTCTACAACGATGCCGGTGAGGAAATCGGTGAACACGAAGTGCCGGTGATGGAGTCTTACGAAATCACTCCCGCCGTTGAAGCGGTGGAGGAAACCAGCGAGACAGTTGTGGTTCGCGCCGAGACGGTCATTGAAAAAACAATTTGGAAAGACACAGTAGAATGATTGAGGTTAACACAATACCGAAACCAGAGGCGGGGCTGAATGTCTCGAGGGTAGCCATCAGCTTGAACAGCGCGGCTGAGTTCAATATGCAGTTCAACGTTGTCGGTTGGGGCAAATACACCGACGCAGAAGGCAATGAGATATGGGGCAACTCACCGCTCGTCTCGACGCTGCTGCGCGTGGACGGTGATGCTTGGCGCAACTGGACACCCGATGCGGCTGGCAGCGATGCCAACTACATTGCCGGTCTGGCCCTAGCGCAGCTTGGCCTTGAGAGAGACGAGACGGTTGTTGCGGCGGAACCAGAAGCACCGGCTGAAGAAGCACCCGCTGAGTAGTATGCACATTGTCAATGTGAATGACCAACATCCTAGAAAGTGTTCAGCTGGATCAAGCTGCCGTTGAGCGGTTGGCTGAACAAGCGGTTGGCCACTACGGCTGGCTGCTGATCGCCGCCTTTGCGGCGTTAATGGGAAAGGACATTCTGGTCAGCTTCATTGCTGGCCTTTTGGTGTACTGGGGCAGCGACTTTGAGTGCGACGAGGTTCTCTACATTTCGGGGCGGCAGGCGCGGGTGATTCGGATGGGGTTAACCAGCACCACCTTCTTTATGACTGACCGCGCCACCAAGATGTTGGTTCCCAACTGTCAGCTCAAGCAGCTGACGGTGGAGAAGAAGCTACCCCAGAATGGGGGCGAGTGTTATCTGCCCAAGGGTTCCGAGCTGGAGCCGGTGAGGGTGGAGATGGTTGAGGCGGAGGATTATGAAGGGTGAAGAGGTTCCTTGTCATTGCCGCCACTGCGGCCATCGTGATCTGGGTGGGAGCTGGCTGTCAGAATCTGAAGGAGGTCGATATGTCCATCACGGGGTTCGAGGCGGAGTGGTACGAGCCACCACCACAGCCGGTGATTGTGCAGCCCACCACCGCACCTACCAACGCGCCAGCTGGCAGCTGGCTGGGCGCACCAAGGTTAATGCAGCGAAAAAATAGAGAATGAAGGAGATTCTGACATTAGACACATTAAAGGTAGGGCTGGCCTCGGCGACGGGGCTGGGGAACTGGATGGTGGACATCGAGCTGGCCCTCCAGATCACAATATCGTTAGCCAGTTTATTCTACATTGTGTTAAAGATTAAGGAGCAGCTGGACAAGACCGGCGGCAAGAGGGGGAAATAATTTTATTATGTTGACGGGAAAAAAGACCTATATGACGGCAGCTGGAGGGATACTCGCGGCTGTGGGCGCATACTTCTCCGGTGATATGGAGATGGGTATGATGCTAAACATCATCATCACCAGCCTGCTGGCGGTGTTTCTGCGCAAGGGAGTCAAGTCGGACACTGGTGCAGACGAAGCTGAAGCCGAGGAGTACGGCTACGGCCAGTGAGTTGGCTGTTCAAGCTGCTGGGCGGCTGGGGCAACCTCAAGGAGCTGGTCATCCAGCTCTTGAAGGCAGCCAAGAATGTGACTGCCAATGTGCGACAAGGTGAAAAAGACAAGAAGGTGGATGACGCCATTGCCGCTGTGCGTGATCCTGCTCACCGGATGCGCAAGCGCAAACCTAAACAACGCCGACCGGCTGATTGAGCGGCATCGCATCGGGTTTGCTGATGCGGTCAACGCCAGCCCAGAGTCGGAGGAGTTCGTCCGCGACTCGCTCAAGACAATCAACCGGCTGGAGTCGGTGATTGAGCGGCAGTAGGGGTGGCCCCAAACCCCGCCAGACTGGGGCAAACCACCTTCGCCCCCTTCGCGTACACCCGATGGATGGCCGCTGAGTTATGACCCAGCGCCACCATTGCCAGCCGCTCGGGCATCCCCAGCTGGAACGCTCGCTCGGCCCACGCATAGCGGTAGCTATGCAGTGTCACCCCGTCGATTGAGAGCTGGCGGCACTTGCGCCTAAAGATTGTGGCGCGATCCTTGGAGTCCATCGACTGGATGGCGGGCAGAAAATACCCGCTGATGCGTCCAGCTGCCAGCTGGCAAAGGGTCTGCTGCAATGGGATGCTGATTTCTTGGGCGGCGCGGACGCCGGTCTTGACTCGCTGGTACGCCACCACCCCGTCCACCAGCTTCTCGATGCGCAGGCTGGCGGCGTCGGACTGGGCTGCCCCAGTTTCCCAGAGGATGTCGAGGAACACCCGCCAGTGGGATGTATGAAGGTTAGAGCGCACCCTGCGATGCTCCTTCTCGGTGATCGCACGCACGGGGCGCTTGGGCAGCTTGGGCCATAGGCGCTTGGGCAGAACGGGGTGGGTGATAAGGCCGGTTTCAATGGCCAGCGACTGCAAGCTCCCCAGATAAACGGCGGTTTTCGTGCCACCACGGGCGAGTAGGTCGAGGAAATCGGAGCCACTTGTCTCGTTGATGGGCAGTGATTTAAGTTTATCCCAGCGTTTATTGCCTAATTCGCGCAACTTACGCTCGATGGTTGCGGCGCAGCCGGTACGGATGAACGTACAGATGACGGTATCCCAAGTGAGTTTTTTCATAGTGAGTTTTTCTGGTGGCAGGGCTCTGCAAAAGCTCTATCGCCGGTTCGATTCCGGCCCTCGCCTCCATCTTATCACCTCCGATTAACTCGGGGGGGAGGGGGTAAGGCGTAGCCTTTGAGCGCCGCCAAACTACACGACCAGAAAATAAATGAAAGTAATTTACAAAAAATTGTTGACAGCAAATCGGGTGGGGTCTACCTTCCTCGCCGTGACCGGTAGCAATCAGCGCAATGCCTAACCAGAGACACCCAGATAAGGATAGGTTGCGCACTTGGATGTTCGCCAAGGACATCAAGACATTGAAGGCCATCGCCGAGCGCGAAGGTGTTGAAATGGGCGACTTGCTCTCCGCTCTCACAAAACTGCACAAGGACGAGAAGAAGGGGTTCATCAACAAATGGAAGAAATGACAAACAAGGAGTTGGGGTTTGCGGAGGCGCAAATGGAGAATGATCGCAAGCACCACGATGATAGCAGCAAATGCTTGTGCTATGTAAAGGTGCTGCTGGCGGTCGTGGCAACATATTGTTGCGCCAAGGTGTACAGCCACTACGTCGGCAGCAACAACCCGCTGGCCGAGCGGCGCAGTGTAGTGGAGCTGCGCCAGATCATCGCCTACCAAGCGGAGGTCATTGGTGGGTTGAGGCACGAGCAGCTGGGACACGAGAAGGGGGCAGAAAGCTGTCCCAAATGCCGAAGTAATATTACCTCATCGCCCGCCCAATAATTTTTTTTACCCAAGGTGAGGCCCACCCGATATTGTACTTCAATAATCTTTTTTTGCCAAAGGTGAGGCCCACCCGAGAAGAATGAAACAGAAACACACAACGCAAGCGGTGGTGGTGGACGCCAAGACCCACGCCACGTTCAAGGCGCTATGCATTGAACGCGGGCTGAAGCTGGGCGCGGTGGCCACCAAGCTCATCGCTCAATACGTCAAACAAAAATGATTATCATCGGACTCGCTGGAAAGAAACAGTCGGGCAAGGACACGGTTTACGAGCTGGCCCGCTCGCAGCAGCAGCAAATAAGGGTGGGGAGGGTCGCGTTCGCTGACCCACTAAAGGCCGAGGTGGCCGTCGCCACCAAGCTGGACGTGAAGTTTATCGAGGCGCACAAGGACAAGTTCCGCACGCTGCTCCAAGTTTGGGGGGCGGATTTTCGGCGCGAGATATACAGCCCAGACTACTGGGTTGATGCGATGCGGGGAATCCTGCGCGGAGCGGGCGAGCACGTTGATCTACTGTTCATCACCGATTTGCGTTACGAAAATGAGGCTGAGTTTGTCCACGAGTCGGGCGGGTTCGTGGTGCGGGTGGAGCGGGAGGACACCGGCGACACCCACCCGAGCGAGACGGTGATGGACGGGTATGCCAGCTACGACCACACGCTGGACAACACCGGCAACCTTGAGCAGCTGGAAGCTGCTGTCGCCGAGATGATGGAAAAATTTCTGCCGTCGAGTGACGGAACAGAAGAAAACAAGAAAATAACAGTAATGAAAGGAGAAGAATAATTATGTTCATATCCAATGAGGTCGCGGAGAAACGCGAATACCAGAATCACCCCCAAGGCGGGGCGGAGGCCGTGTGCGTGGACGCGTTCACACGGGAAATAACCAAGGACGGCGAAACCAAGGACAAGTTGGTGCTTGTGTTCGAGACTGACAAGCTGATGGAAGCCAACGATGACGGGGTGCAGAAGAATTTCTGCGTCTGGGACTGGGCGAACATTCCCCAGTCGATCCTCAACGAGAACAGCTCGCTCCACAAGCGGCTCAAGATGTGGGGCGTGGGTTTCGGCGGCGGTTTTGATACGCTGGAGGACTTTGAGAAGGCGGTGCTGAACCGTCCGGCCACCCTCACCATCATTCACAATGCTGGTGAGAACGGCACGGTGTACGACAACATCGCAGCGTGCCTGCCGGTGGAGGGAGAGGGAATGAAACCCACTGGCGCGTACATTCGCCAGAAGGACAGAGCACCGTACTGATGTTCCTTGCGGCAACCACCGCTCCCAAACGGGAGCTAACCGGAGACGGCGGCCATTGGTACTACCCCGATGGTCGCCCACTCCACACCGTGCCGAAGAAGGATGGCAGCGGTGATCGGAACACCACGAAAGCGGACGCCAGAAAACTGGGGTTGTACCCCTCTGTCACCGCGATCACGAAGATCGTGGCCAATCCCTCGCTCGACCGGTGGAAGCAGAACCAGATGCTAAATGCCTGCGTCAACTGCCCCATTGAGAGTGGCGAGAAGGTGGAACATTACGAGGCCAAGATGCGCGAGTCAGCCCAGCGAAAGATGGTGGATGCCCGTGCGTTTGGCTCGCTGTTCCATTCAGCCATAGACGAGCTGAACACCACCGGTTATCTCGACGAGAGGTACGAGGAGGTGAGGCCGTTTGTGAAGCATTACCTCGAATGGTCGAGGGACAATCGGGTGTCCATTGTGGATACCGAGTTTGTGTGCGTGAATCAGCAGCTGGGTTACGCCGGTCAAGTTGATGGGCTGGCCATCGTGAATGGCAAGCTGACGCTCCTCGACTACAAGACCCAAGACGTGAAGAAGGACGCCAAGGGTCGCCACAAGCCCAACTTCTACAACAGCTGGGCGTGGCAGCTGGCTGCTTACGCCAAGGCCGACTGGCCCAACAAGCCGCCCCGTATCCAGCAAGTGATGAACGTGGTGCTCTGCTCGCAGGAGCCGTGCTACCCGATTGCCAAAGTGTGGACACGGGAGGAGCTGCGGCAGTCGTGGAAGGTGTTCAAGGCGAGCTGCCACATTTGGCAGGCAACCGAGAAGTTTGATCCAGCGGCGAACGCCGTGCAACTGGCGGGTAATGGGAAAAGCACAGAGAGACAAGGGTAAGCGGGGCGAACGCGCTTGGCGCGATTTGTTGCGGGACTTCGGCTTCCACACGGCATACCGAACGCAACAGTTCAGCGGCAAATGCCCCGAGGGGTCTGCGGATGTTAACTGTCCGCAGCTCCCCTCCCTTCACTTTGAAGTTAAAAACGTCGAGAAGCTGTCAATCTGGCCCGCTATGACCCAAGCCTCGATTGATGCACCGGCTGGCAAAATACCCGTGGTGGCTCACACCAAGAACCTCCACGGGTTTCTTGTCACGTTGGCCGGTGAGGATTTTCTTAACCTCGTCCGGCGCAGCGATCTGGTGACAGAGGCCGAGCCGAGCCAACTGAAGCTGGAGCGGGAGGTGGTAAAGTGACAGTCGATATTCCAGATGAGCTGCTGGGCAGTCCCGACGTTTCGACAACCGCGAAACTGGTGGCCGGAATGCTGGCCGCCGAGCCGCTGCTCGCTGTCAAGTCGGTGGCAACGAGGCTTGGGCTGAGTCGCTCCGCTGTGTTCCGTGCGCTCGCCCAACTGAAGGACAGCGGGATTGAAGTGTGTCGCGTTAACGCGACAGATGAGTCGCGTCAATGCGACTATAGTCGCGTTAACGCCACCCCACACCCTAGTAAGGTTGTATGTAAGGGTGGGGGTCAGTCTCCAGATTCACCAACCCCAGATGATACCAAACCTCCGACGAAGGAGGAGGTGGGCTCCTATGCGGCAGGGAAGGGCCGCAGCGATTTGCTTGAGGATTTCTTTGACCGCTACGAGCGGGACGGCTGGATGGTGAAAGGCGAACCGATGACCAGCTGGCGAAGAATGTTTGACGGCTGGGCGCGGAAACGGCCCAAGCCGCAGCCCGCAGCCAAGCGAGTGCCGACGCTGGAGGAACATCTCTACGAGGTGGACAAGAGTTACTGATGAATTTGCTACTCACAATTTTTTTTATGACCACTACTCAAACAATACCAAACGACCGTGACGCCGAAATGGGACTGATCGGGGCTTGCCTAGCTGGCAAGTTTGACGATGCCCGTGCCGCTGGCGTGGGTGAGGAACACTTTTTTGATCTGCGCTGCGCCTCCCTGTGGCGACTGATGAACGTGTTGGACGCCGAGAAGATACCGGTCAGCTGTGACACGATGATTCACAAGGCGAAGGTGTCATCCACCCTCACCGTCACTGACGTGCTGGACGCCGAGATGGCTTGCCCGTCACCAACCAACTGGACGTATTTCGCAGCAATCACCGACGAGAAACTCAAGGCGCGGCGGGTGATGGAGGTGGGACAGAAGTTGTCCGAGCAAGCGTGTCACGCGGATTCCGTGGAGCAGCTGGTGGCCAACGCCGAGAGCACAATCTTCGGCTTGAACGACAGCATTGCCTCGCAGAAGGACACACGGGGGGAGTCGTTCCAGCGGGTGGTTGAGCTATTGGAGGAGGCTCACAAGGGAGGGCGGGTCGGTGTTCCCACCGGCCTTGGCCCGCTGGACAGTATCCTCGGCGGGATGAGGGGCGGCCAGCTGATCACGCTGGCAGCTCGGCCAGCCGTGGGCAAGTCGGCGCTGGCCTGCAACATAGCCGAGAAGCTGGTGATGGACGGTGTGCCGGTGGGCTTCTTCTCCTTCGAGATGTCGGATGACGAGCTGAATATGCGAATGCTCTGCTCACTCTCCGACACCAACCTCGTCGGCGACATTCTCAACGGCAACGTCACCAACAGGGACATTCGCCTCAAGATTATGGCCAAGGCCGCCGATGTTGCGCCGCGCCTTCGCCGTGCGCCGCTGCACATCAATGACAACGGCAACCTCACGGTGAACCAGATAGCCAGCCACGCCCGCAGGATGGTTCGCAGCCACGGCATTCAGCTGATCCTCGTGGATTATATGCAGCTGATCCAACCCTCGTCAGACGACCGCAAAGCCCAGCGCCACGTTCAAGTGGGCAACATTACCCGCAGCCTCAAGCAGCTGGCTATGGAGTTGAATCTGCCGGTGCTCGGTCTGGCCCAGCTGGGCAGGCAGACGATGGGCAAGCCGGTGCTGTCCGATCTCCGTGAGTCCGGCTCAATCGAGCAGGACAGTGACGTGGTGCTGTTCCTTTACGTTCAAGACCCCCGTATGCAAGACGGGCCGAAGATGGTGGTGAAGCTGGCGGTCGGCAAGAACCGAGCCGGTCGGCAGGGCGAGGTGGACTTGGTGTTCATCCGCAACAAGCTGCGGTTTGAATCAACATTTGGACACGAGCAATGGATCGACGCCAAGGCAAAGGAGTTGGCGTCGGCTTGACCCTTGAGGGTGTGCAGCTGTGGCGGCTGCTCAAGCGCCGGGGTGGATTTGTAACGCCTATGAAAATAGAAACAAAAACCGTGAGGATGGCGACACTTGAGGTGTCAATGGACGAACTGACAACCATCGCCGCCGGGGCCGAGGCTCTGATTCGGCAGCGGATGGACGAGAACGGGGGCAACACAGATCAAGTGCCGCCCCTGCTGCGCACCCTGTCGGCGGATATGAACGCCGCACTAAAGGAGAATCTCTAAATGAAACGAGTAGAACTGGGGCGGTTGTTCTTGGTGAGGAACAAGGAGAAAAACCCAGCAGCCAACAGTGATTATGTGTTCGTTTTGCTGGAGGGCGGCAAGGGGGTGAAGCCGTATCTGTTCACCGACACACAGATTCGCGTCGCACGGGAGCGGGCGGCCAAGAATCCAGAGGACTGCTTGAAGAGACGTAAAAAATTCTTGGGGATATTTTAACAGCAGCTGGGCATAGAGGCGGAGGACGACTCCGCACGGGCGGTTCGGTTATTCCGCAGAGTTGAACACCAGCTGTTGCCAGTTTAGGCGGAACAAGCCCGCAATTCTGGGGGCCGCTGCCTTTCCCTCTTGAACTGGGCCACGGGACGAGAGGGGAGAATCTTAAAGGGAGCAAGGGGGAGCAAGGGTGAATGAAGGGGAGCGGGTTATATGCGAAACGAAGGCGCTCAACGATTTGGTTAGCGCGATTATTGTGCAGGCAGCCATCGACTACGTTGATGCCCACCGCAAGGGGTTGGTCAAGGCGGGTCGGGTGGTCGATGAGGACGCCTTGCGCCAGCTGTTACAGCGAAGCTACCCGTGCCGCACCCCCTTGCCCAAGTGGATGGAGCCGCCAGATGTTTACAGCTGCGTCTGGTTTCTGTTTGGCAGCAATTGCCTTGAGGACTTCGCGCCCACGGCGTGGACGATCAGCCCGAGTGCCATTCGCGCAGCTGTGGACAAGGCGGTGGTGGAGGGCGGAAAGTTAAATCATTTTTTCTACAATGACGAAAGCACTGATAACGGGAATTACTGGGCAGGATGGTAGCTGGCTCGCAGACCAGCTGCTTGAGAAGGGGTGGGAGGTTCACGGCGTGGTGCGCCGAGCCAGCTCACACAACACACACCGCATTGACCACATCTTTGACCGGATACGGCTGCACCGTGGTGACGTGGCTGACGCCAGCTCGATGATGCAGATCATCTCCGACGTGATGCCGGAAGTGGTGTTCAATCTGGCGGCAATGAGCCAAGTGCGCGACTCGTTCGAGACGCCGCTCTCAACGCACGACATCGTACACGGCGGTGCGGTGAATGTCTTTGAGGCGTGCGCCCGCGTGTGTCCCGAGGCGGTCATCTATCAAGCCAGCTCAAGTGAAATGTACGGCAACGTGGAGGCCACCAACGAGGACGGTGAGCGGCTGGTGTCGATGCCGATCAACGAGGACACGCCGATGCGCCCGTGCTCACCCTACGGCATTGCCAAGACCGCAGCGCATCACGCCGCCAATATGTATAGGGAAGCCTACGGGCTGTGCATCGTCTGCGGAATCCTGTTCAACCACGAGAGTGAGAGGCGGGGGCCGACGTTTGTCACCCAGAAGATTGCCAAGGCGGTTGCCGAGATAGCAGCTGGGAGGAGGGAGCCGCTGCTGTTGGGCAACCTCAGTGCCGAGCGGGACTGGGGGTATGCGCCGGAATATATGGAGGCAGCTGTGAGGATGGTGGAGAAGGGGAGGCCGAAGGATTACGTCATCGCCACCGGCTCAAGCTACACGGTTGAGCAATTCTTGATCCAGTCATTCCGGTGCGCGGGCATCTGGGACAAGGAGGTGGATAAATATGTTGAGGTTAGCCCGCGCCTCAAGCGCCCGTTCGAACTGAAGGTGCTGCTGGGGGATGCCTCCAAGGCGAGGGACGAGCTGGGCTGGAAGCCCAAGGTCACATTCACCCAGCTGGTGGAGAGAATGGTGAAGCACCAAATGGACAAACTGGGCGACGTTCGGTGAGCGTTTTGGGGAAAAAGAAGGACATCATTGTTGCTTTAGACGTGTGCTTTGAGTGCAGCCACTCGGTAGCCGGTGAGGTGCAGCTACACCACGTTGTCCCACGCTCGCTGGGTGGCTCCCGTGTGATCCCCCTCTGCTCAATCTGCCACGGCAAGGTTCACGGGAAGGAACGAACCAACCAGATTAATATGTCTGAACTGACAAAAGTTGGGTTGGCCGCTGCTAAAGCACGCGGAGTGGTGGTCGGTAATCCTCGATGGAGAATTGCACTTGAGAAGGCCGTCGCCGCCACAGGGGAGGCGTGCAAGCCGCTGTGGAGGGAGCAACTGGAAGAAGTGCGGAAAGTTAAAGCGACTGGGGTGGTCACGTTCTCTGGAATCGCTCGCTGCCTTAACGCACGCGGAGTTCGAACGTCGCGTGGCTGTGCGTGGACGACGACGGCTGTGATAAGGCTGTTAAATAAAAAAGGGAGAGTGTGAATGTTTTAGGAGAGACAACCCATATGGACGCCGACCTTGGCGGGGAATACATCAGCGCACGCATAGTTCAGCTGGAGTTTTCCGGTCAAGAGCTGGCGCAAATCCTCGCCATCGAGAAGAAGGATATACCCGAAGAGCTGGCTGATGTGGTCAAGACAATCCTTGGCCCCGCCTGCGCATACAACACGTTATGACACGACGAGCACAGATGGACGCCGCTGCGCAGGAGGTGGTGCGCGTCATAATGAGAGACACCCCCAACCACGGCTGGGTCAACACAACTGACAGCTACGCCAGAGTGGACGGGCTGATCTATACCAACGCCAGCGGCTTGTCATCCCTCTCGCCGGAGCTGGTCGCCATCATCGAAATCAAGTGCCGCAACATTTCACTCGGCGATCTCTGGGCGAAGTTCAAGGGTGAACTAATGGTGGACGCCTCAAAGATTGAGGCGCTGCGATCCATCAGCGCAATGCTGTGCGCCCCCAGCTATCTGGTCAGCTACCTAATGGCCTCGGGTGTGGTGCTGAAGACAAAAATAGCGAACGACAAGGGGGAAATAATTTGCAAAAAAAGAAACGAGTTGACGGTCACGTCCGCCGGAATGAACGGCGGGCAGAAGGAGAAGGAGGTTTCATACATTAAATTAGATGGGACGGAAATCATATCGACGGAAGAGGAACAGAAAGCAGTTTGAGAAACTGCAAACCTATATCAAGCACGAAGGAGGAGAAATATGGAGGGTGTACAATCGGAACAAAGGGATGCCGGGGTTACTGCTGTCGGGGTACGGCCCGCAGTGCAGGGAAACAGCCGAGAAGCTGGCGAGACAGCTGGCCGAGGACACGGAAGGTTCGTACAGAGGTGCTTTGTAGCTGGCCACAACGGGATGGTTGGGCGTGCGGTGATCCGCCGCCTCCAGATGGAGTATGGCTACGAGGCGGTGTACCCCGGTGAGCGGACGGACTATCGGGCGATGGCCAACGTCGCCCGTGATCTGCAAATCGCCAAGCCGGACGTGGTGGTACTGTGCGCGGCAAAGGTCGGCGGCATCAGCGCCAACAACACGCAGCGTGCCGATTTCATTCGGGACAATCTGCTGATCCAACTCAACTGGGTTGAGGCAGCGCGTCAATTCGGCGTGCGGAAACTGATCCTTCTGGGTAGCAGCTGCATCTATCCGCGTAATGCGCTCCAGCCTATGATTGAGGAGTCGCTGCTCACCGGCACGTTCGAGCCAACCAACCAGCCGTATGCCATTGCCAAGGTGGCAGGCATCGAGCTGTGCTCCAGCTACCACCGCCAACACGGCTGCAACTTCTTTGCGCTGATGCCACCCAACCAGTATGGCCCGTTCGATAACTTCCGCGAAGGCGAGTCGCACGCTGTTGCATCGTTTCTCCGACGAGCCTACGAGGCAAGGGGTCACGGTGATGTTGTTCAGCTGTGGGGCAGCGGTTCACCCAAGCGTGAGCTGATGCACGTTGACGATCTGGCGGATGCAGTTATGTTCGCCATCGAGAGGGTGAACGCTACTGACTGTGTGGACACCGGCGGGTTTCTGAACGTGGGAACCGGCGAGGAGCGCACCATCCGCCAGCTGTGGGAGCTGATCGTTCACATCAGCGACAAGGCCATCGTCACCACATTCGATCCCGCTAAACCGGACGGCCCGCCAAGGAAGGTTATGGACTCAAGTCGGTTCAAGAAACTGGGCTGGCATCACGCGATCCAGCTGGAGGAGGGGCTTCGCTCAACGTGGCAGTGGATGAC